TTTCTAAAAACAACAGGCTTTCTGGACTCTGCCGTATCTTTCCTCGGAACGCTTTTTGCTAAAATTGTAAGAACGTCGGCTATCTGCGCTTGTGTTGCCTCTATTTTAGTGAGGCGTTCGTCTAATGATGTATCTGGCATACTAAATAAATCTTCGGTTAATTTTGAATTGTTTGCCTGCCTTTAGAGCATTAGATACCGCATTTGCCATCATCTCTTCGCTATCTTCCACCGTTTCAATATATGGTGCTTGTACGGCTATTTTGTCTCCCTTCTTGTAATCACACTTAGCCGTCCACTCAAACGCCAATAACTTTTGTATTTTTCGTACCGTCGTCTTTTTCATCGGCATAATCTTCTCTGCCGTCGTTTCATCACCGATCAAAAAAATAAGAGCAATGAGATCATTCGTACTTACGTCCACCGTCTTATCGCCAATATGAAATCTGATAGACTTTGATTCTTTCACCGAATCATCGCTAGAATAATTCACCTCTGCTTCGAGCGTTCCGCCATCCGAAGATGGAATAGGGAATCGTCTATGCTCTTGTAACATAGAAATAGTATATCACTAGGCTATAACCTTTGCAATAATATCCTGTGGGCGAAGAGCGCGTAATTTTACGCCTTCTATTTCAATATCATTTCCAGCCTGTGGATTAAAATAGACACGATCTCCTTCCATGATACCAAGCACTCCGTCGCCTATACTAATAACCTCGCCGATGTTCTTAACCTCTCCCTCGTCTTCTGTTGAAATAAGAATACCGCTAGCGGAAGTTACTTCAACGATTTCCGGCTTAATGAGGATGTATTCACCGAGAGCCTTTATTGGCATATTCTTCAATGGTTTTTAATAATTTGTTAATTCCGTCAATTTTTCCTTGTTTTTCTAGCGTTCCGATAGCGATAGCGTCAACCGTTTCCCCTGTAATACGTTCTGCTTGCAATTTTAGCACGAGTGTATTTGCTATTTCCTGAATTGTACCCCAATGCTCTGACTGATAGAGCGCAACGTACTTCGTATTCTTTACGAAATCAAGTTTCGTCATACGATCCTATTGCTTGCTTCCACTGCCCCTTCCATCGTTTGAGGAGCCTGGCCGATATCTGCAACCTGTGGAGCCTCTACACCTGATTTTGTAGACATCTCTGGCGGTAGCACATCGCCACTAGTTCCACCGGCAGGCATTTCACCCATAGATTCTGCCTGCGGCGTTCCTTGCCCACCTTGTGGGACGAAAATAGGGTCAATAATCTTTACGCCAAAGTATTTTTCAAGTAACTGTCGCTGTGCCGGAGACAATGCCTGTGGCATACCGTCCTTAGATACCAAACTCAAATCTGCGAGCTGTACCGTAAGACCTGGCTTCACATTGCCACCCGGAGGAACTGGCTGTTTAGAGGCCTCATACATCGCCATCAGTTCCTTTTCGTTAATCCACTCTTTCGGATCTTTGTCAAATGACTTGATGACTTCCTTAATTGGCAGAATGAGTACCGCAATCATCGCCGGATTTGTTATCATCGCCTGAATAGATGGGTATACTAGGTTGAACAAATCCAAATCCAACCGTCGCTCTAATTCCTTTGATGGGACAAGAACAGACTGCGGGATAACGCGCACGATACCTTTCCATGAGAGTCTTCGTGTAGGTAAATCTATACCCCAGCGATAAAATCGTTTCTTTTCACTCTCGAATAAATTACCTGTAGTATCCTGCTCCAAATTAAACGACGTTTCAGGGTACACGTTAGCAAATCGCTTCACTGTAGGCTCTTCACCTTCCGCTCCAGAAATCGTCTGCTGATTCAATAACTCCTGTCCGGCCTGAGGATTCTGTGCGACTTCGAGATATTTCTGTATCTGCTCATCTGATAATTCCAATTCACGAAGAGACATTTCCAAATCTTCTAGCGAAACGTATTCGAGTATTTCAGGGGTTGATAATATCTGTGACTGCCATGAAAGCGTTAAATATGCTTCCTGTTCGAGCATGTCTATAATAAAATCAAGAGGCAACTTCAAACGCTGTAATGCAGCTTCTTTTGCTTGCAAATCCTGACCAAGCGTCTTTCCGCCTGACTGACCATAGAGCTGCTGCGGAACGCCGCTATTCGTATCACGACGTTGCTGTAAGAACTGCAACCAAACGGCCGATTCTTTTCCAGGACCAGGTACTTCCATCCATTTAATAGACGATGGATCAGTAACAGCCTGACCAATTCCTGGAGATATCTTTAGCGTTCCATCCTCTCCGAGCATATCCATCGCCTTATGGAAGAACGACTTATAAATAGAAAGCGTCAACTGGTCTACGCTCATGTTACTCACACGATCATAGAGAACGGAATCACCTCGGATGATCTCATAAATACCAATTCCGTAAATCGCATCATCAGAACGAAGCGTCCATGGAGCATATGTAATAGATAACTTTCCTTCGTCGTTCGGGAGAGGAGAGGCGTAGAGCAGTTGCTTCTTCGCTGGAAGAATAATCGCATACAAATCCGTCACACAGTTTTCGTAGTATCCGACAACAATTTTCGGCGTTTCGGATACGCTATCCTTATCCGTATTTGTAGGGTTATCATCATCCTCTGGACGTTCCGTAGTTGTGATTGTTATACCTGAAACCATCGGATATTTCTCGACTGGAAATGCCAGCTTGAAATCCTCTTCCGACATTTCTACTTCATGGTAGCAGTCGCGGACATCATCGTATCGTCCTGGCTTTGCTGCATCGTCCATCCAAACATTCCATGGATTCAAACTCTTACGAGATATCCCATTTCTTCGCACAATCTGGCGCGTTTCGTAGGTATCTTTTGTTGCGTCGTCTGGATGTAATTCCGTACGAATACGCTTTTCACGAATATCTAATTCAGGGATCGTTTGAAAATATCCAATACCGTATTTTCCTTGATTAAAAACAAACAATTTCAATTCTTTCTTCGCGCCGGACGTATACCACGACTGTTTCCAGTTGGCTTCTGCAATCTTTGTATTCGCTTCATACTTAGAACCTGTCGCTTCAAAAGTTGCCTCTGGATTCTGGTTAATAAGGAGCGACAATGCCGTGGATAACTTCACGTATAAGTCAGGACTCGCGTAGTGACTTTGCCAATCGTCTTCTTTATTCAAATCAACATATCGTCCGCGCAAACCTTTTTCCTCATCGGTGACTAAAACTTTCTTAGAAGATGATGTGAGTTCATGTGGGGAAACTTCGCGCTCAATTTCCTTCCAGATATCCTCAATAGACTGCGTGAGGCCTGGTAACTTTCGCTTACGGGCGTCTTTTAGCTGTTTTACACGGGCAGTCGTGTAGTCTAATACCGTCCCGCTTATTTTGTCAGGCTTATAGCCAACTTGTTTAGATTCCGTTTTTTCAAACGCGGATGTATCCTCAATTCCAACGACGGTTTTCGACATAAAATTATTTATTTTCAATAATACGTTCGGTATCCATGGACACAGTATACACCTATAATTTATTCGCGTAAAACTTCCCAAGGTTCTGTGGAGATACCGTAGAAGCCTTCTTGTGCTTATCTATAATCTTTTCAAGCCAGTTCTTCGGAGGACGGGTATGACCTTCCGCGAGCATTTCTAAGATATACCGAATCGCGTCTAGCCCGTGATCTGAGCTTCGTGGATCTATATCTTCTGGATTCTTTTCATCACGAACCGCATTTTTCAATTCCTGTAATAGCTCTGGGCAGTTCTTAAATATACGCAACTTCGGAGGATGTATCACAATCCCATTTTCTACCGTTACCCATGTCGGAAGTGGAGCTTCAGCGTTCAGTCCTCGATCTCTGCGGAATACTGATTCAGGTGTTCTCGTACGCAAATACTCATGGAACAACGCCCATCCGTGTTCGCGCTTATGCTTCGATGACGGCTCTGCGATAACACCATTCTTCGCATAAATATCCGCAATCGTTTCTGCACCGCTCTTCGCCCAGCACGCGGCGTCCATCACTGTAAACCAATATCTCATCTCATCATCCTGTGATTTCTGAACAATCGCTCCGGCATTTATATCCGCGTCAAATCCGCGAACATAGTGTTCACGATATACCCACATATTATAGTCCTCATCTATCGCACACCAATAGCACGCCGTAGGAGCGGTTCGTCCGTGGTCAATTCCACGAATACGAAGCCAGTGAGGTGGGATTGGAAACGGATCAACGATATGTTCTTCTTCATCGAGTGAGAAAAACTGTCCCTCGAATACATCCCATGAACCGTCGAGGTAGGCTGATCGTAATTCAGCAGGAAGTGATTTCAACGATAAAATATATTCTTTCGCTAAATACGGGTTATCGTATGATTTTCCTGGAATAAAACAAAACTGATCCGCTTCCTGTTCATCTGGTTCATATTCTTTCGTGATCCATAGTTTCTTTACCCACGACGCACCAACACCTCCAGGGTTTGTCCCTGCAATAAACTTCGTATCAGATATTCCAGGCCATCTAATAATCGAACGGAACTGGTCAAATACGGTCTTCGGATTTTTTGTCAACTCGTCAACAGCGACTGCCGCAAATTCAGACGACGCATATTTTGATACATCGTCCAAATTTCTTAGAGCAATAATTCCACCACCATATTCTTCACGCAACTGAAAACTCATTCCTTCGATCTGATTTTCTGATAATTTCCCAAGCCAAGGAGGGAACTCCTGTTTTATTTTTACAATCTGACGATCTTTTAGAGATGGATAATCTTCACACCCTAGCAATACACGCACGTTCTTATGTCCCCTCTGCGCCCAATCCACTAATAATAAAACCAACGTCCATCGTAAAATATACGATTTACCAAAACCCTTCGCACCTCCACCGAGAATATATTTATATTTCTTCACCGCCTGTAAAAATTCAATCTGCTTCGTAGTCGGATGAATCAACTCCATCAGTGATACGTTCTGGAGGTCTTCGGACATATCATTCAGAAATCGGAACATTCCACCCTGGAACATCTATCTGCAATTTTACTTTTCGTGTAAGTTCGATTGTCTCACGCGGCTTTCCGTACTTTCTATTCAGAACTTCTTTCGTTGCTTCCCATACGAGCTTATCCTGCTCACCACCCATCCCTACTCCTACGAGATCAACAACATTATCAATCGCCTGTCGTACGCACGCTGGAGGAAATACATCTTGGGAATCAGACGGAACAATTTCAGATTCCGTAGGAGGAATAATAGATCCCTCTGGCAAAACGGTTACATCGTTCATGTATACAGTTTACCTTACTTTAACCGTTCTTTCAAATCAGCTTTTTCAGGATCTTCATCGCTAAGCAAATCTAAAAGACGACGCGCTTCTTCTAAAGCCTGTTCCGCCTGCGTTATTTTACAGCGAATACGGGGAATAAGGATATTCATAACATGTGAAAAATCACTTCGTTGAAATAAAACCTCCACCCGTGACAGTCTCCTGATGCACGATTCTCTTTCCGACGTTGCAATCATGGCAAAGCGTCCGTAAATTTGTGAGTTCATTCGTACCGCCAGATATTCGCGGAATGATGTGATCTATCTCCAAAAACTCTTTAGAACCACAGAGGATACATCGAAAACCATCTCTATTAAGTACATAATATCTCGCCTTCTGTGAAATCTGCTTCTTCGGTTGCTTCTCTTTTATTTCCCGTAACTGCCACGAGACACGTCCTCGAAGAATTGCATTTCGGAACCGCTCTTTTTTATCGCGCATAAAAACTCCGATAGATTTCAGATTACGCTCAACGGACTTCTGGGAAATATCTTCACCAGATACCTCTTTAATTCGTTCGCTGATCTCTATACAGGACATGCTCTCATTCTCGTAGAAATGCCTCAGGAGCGTTTTAAATGTCTTCTGTGGGGGATTTATCGTTCCTATGGCTATAAACGCCTCTACGATCTTTATACGGCGTTCAACGTACTTTCTATGCGTATCATATCTAGTCTCTTCTCTATCTAACAATTCAAGTTCATTCATATAGTGATAGTCTAGCATGGATATATACGACTGTCAAGTCAAAATGGGGTTTCAGTTGGTTGGGGGTGGCAAAAAATAAATGTCGACGGAACGCACCCTAAGTGGAAACCGAACCCCCCCCATATATATCACGCTAGGCTTCTCCCTATGTAAAATATACTATACTATTAAGTAGACTATACATGAGTCGTGAAATATACATTTTTAAATCCATATATACGACTGTCTATATAACAGCTACATACAGCACAATATACTATAAGCGTCCTATAAGCCCCTATATTAAACCAAGGTACAAACACCCCACTACATACCCTATCACCCGTCCTAGGGCATTCTGTGGCGTCGCAAAATACTCTATTTGTATACTCTTCTTTACTTTCTATCTATTTGTCTATTTTGCTTTACATAAAAATGCATGTAGGGGGCATAGTAACGGCATGTTTTTTTCTTACGAAAATCAAGCCGTTTAAATTGGCTTTGTCGAAGTATAGTTTACTTTACATAGTACTTGAGTACGTTCATATATATTTTGGCTCTATTGAGCTATTTATGCTGCCTACTCTATTTGACTACATTATTTTATTCGCTATGTTAAGTATAAAATGCAACTCCTATACCTGTTTTTCAGAAACACTCACTTTCGTAACAAAAAACAGTCTATTACTATGCCCCCTATAGGCCTCCTCATTCTCACTTTCCCAACCTAAAACCGCTCTACTAAGCCAAAATATACCCATAATGTAAAGCATGATGGTCAAAATGGGGGGTACATATCCACAGCCCCCTATATTTAACACGTTTTTCTATACTCCTTGACATTTATCCACAGCCCCAAGATATTTTTAACTATTTCCGCTCTATATAGCTCTATTCTAAGCCCTTGACGCCGTTACGGCGATGATGTACTATATAGATATACAGTAACAGCACCGCACGCCCTGTATCCGTTGGCCTCCATACTAACTAATAAAGGGCGTGCCACTCCTCACTAACTAACCATACTATATATGTCTATCACTCATTCAGAAGCACTAGAGGGCTTAGATCGCCTCGGTATCATGTATCCGGCGTATATGTCACCTCGCGTGGCTATCGCCCTGTATAAGTCCGTTTTGAGGCTTGTAGCCTAGTATATGAGCTATTACTACTCGCCCCGCCATTCTGCCCCTGTTGCCGGATTAACCGTATACCGCCGCCGTTCGTTGTTTTGGCCTATTATTTGCCTCGTGACGTATTACGTGATTGTATCGTTTGCGTATCCGTTGCCGTTGTAGTCTGTTTAGAAAATATTATAACCGCTCCCTGCCCCTCACTCACTGGGAGGCAGTTGCGGACGCACGAGATCTAACCCCTCGCGCGTCGATATATGTCACGATTCGACAATCCGTTAAAGTGGCTTGATTGCCACATTGAAGAACAAAAAGGCAATACAGACGCAATGAAAACGATAACAGAAGACCCTGCTGAACTCGTTGAAACGGCAGAGCGCGAAGGATGGGACGACTAAATATATGAAACTCACAAGAGAGGAAATCATCAAGAGACTTCTAAAAGCAGGTCATAGCCTCGATAGCGCAAAAAGGATTTATCAAGAGGCTATGTACTCATCTAATCCCGAGTACGTCCTAAATTATTGGGGAATCAAAACAAAATAAGGGATTGTCCTAGTTTTAAGATAAGCTGAAGCTCTAATTTATCGAGCGTTTCTTGATAGCCAGTAGCTTCATCAACTAAAGCAATGATTCCAACATGAGCAAAAGCGCTAAGGAAAATATGCGCTTGTTGAGCCACTTTTCGTTGTTTTTGAGTTAAAACATCATCACTTAGCGCTCTAAGCCAAATGTCACAAATTACCGTTCTAATATGAAGACCTGTAAAACGCATCAATGGGACTGTTCCGCTCCTAGCTACTGTCAAAATCATTCCCACACGTGCCGACTGTGCGGCGCATATCTACCTGCCGGAAGCATTGCGTATCTAACTCAATCGGAAACGAAGCGCACACGGAAAATCAAAAACGCACGCTAGCCCGTTCCCCCTGCCTCATTCAATCTATGACCTCGACCGCCTCGCGCCTTCTTACGCTCTACATCATCGTCGTCATCCTGTGTGGGGCCTACCTATCCATCCATAACATCCGCCGCGCGTGGCTCGCGGATCATCGCATGGCGAATATGCGCCTCTATGCGCCGGAGACGTTAATATCTCCTCGCCGCGCTGATTTCCCTTCCGTGCCTTGCTGGACGCATGCAGTACACCGCTTCACCACGTCCGGCGATTGGGCCGGAACTGATGGCCACTATCCAGAAATGGAGTTTTGCAACTGATCCCCTGATACTCGGGCGTCTATACGCCCCTGTATGAGTGGAGCACCTAAGCCCCTCAAAGATTGAAACCTATGAAAACGAAAACACGAGAAGAGCTAATAGAGCTATACGAGACACGCCTAAATGGCAACATCTCAACATTCAACGAGGAAGCGCGCAAGCTATCCGCGCTTGATTGCCTAAACATGATAGAAGCGGTCACGGGACAGCTTGGAGAACCTCGGCATAGAATCATAAATAACCTACGGTCTGCTTTGGAATAGATCTATAGCCCATGCCGTACGCCTCAACCCTTGGGGCGTATCCATGGACGCCGGAACTTTATCCGGCGCGAACCTATAACCCTATGTTATCCGAAGATCGAGACGAACTTTTGACTGTTGCCGTGGAGTTTTGCAAGAACGCCACACGTTCAGACGCACAAGCAGTCATTGAGGCATGGAGCGAAGACACAAGGACGAAAGTAGCCCGATCTATTGAGCACGTCGTAGACGTTGCGATGGGGTCGGATTCACTAGAAATCCTCGTCACCGCGTACTCATCCGATGATGGGATTTCTGTAGCGTCAGAAGAAGATGTTCCTTATGGGTACGTTCTACATCTCGTAGATCGTGACGCATAGCTAAGGGGTAACGGCGTTAGTTAAAACGGCGGCGGGCTAATCTCCTCCGCCTTTTTTGCGCCATCTATGAATGTATCGTATTGGTGCATGATGGAAGCCGTCATTTTATCCGTTTTTCGCTTCCTCTTTCCTGTATAGACTGGAACGAATTTTTGCGACGTGTCTAATACATCCTTGATTATCCGATGTTCTCCATGATAATTCCATAGATCGGCTAGCCATATATCCACTTGGCGCGAATCATCCACAACGACCCACGGGATGCCTTTTTTTAGGTCACGTAGAAAAGCAATTTGATCGTTATTTAATGACTTCCCTGGTGCTTTCGTTTCCATGTACGCGAAGAGATAATAGCCATCGCGAGGAATTGCCACGCAATAATCCGGCGTACCGGCTGGACATCCCATGATCCATGAGCCTGTTAGGGCATTTTGCCATTGCCCGCTATTCAGGCGTGTAACAATACATCCCTTATATTTGAGGAGGGAGATACAGACGCGAGCTATATCGGATTCTTTCATGATATGATTATAACATACTATGACAAACCTACTCGAACAGCTACATAAAGCCTATAACATCTATCTAGCCCTAAAAGCGCAAGGTTTAGATTATTCCGCGAATATCTGGCTTACGAAGGCGGATAATATCGCGTATATTATTTATAAACAAGAAGGGTATTGACGATTGAACGGCGATATGTTATATAGGTAGTATATGCCAACAAACAAATTCGCCCGTCTCTTAGTAAAAAATAAACTCACCGCCACAGCCCTTGCCGGATTGCTAGGAATGGCGTCTTCTTCCGTCCGCGCTCTTGCTACGACGAACCAGAAGCCGAAACCTGATACGGCTAGGAAGATTGCGACAGCTCTCGGCGTCCGCGCCGGAGATATCTGGAAGGAATATGACTTCTAAGAAGATCGTATGTCCGGCTTGCCATGAGGTTATTACTCCGTATCCTGTAGGTACGACCGACGATGATGGAAACTGGGAATATAGCCACACTGAATGCCCGATAGGATCATGTGGGCATGTTTTTACTCCTAGCGAGTTGAAATAATATGACGAAATATTATAGTCCACAGGGGAAACGAATAGCAGACTATGTATGGCTAGATAAAACACAACGGTCTTGGCATATTTGGTCAGGTAATCCGCTTTGTATAGGCCTACAAATTATCCCACTAAAAGAACTTACAGAAGAACGGATTATAGCAGAAGCGAAACGAATAACTAAACTTATTAAAAAGCGTTTCACTAAAGATTTCCCAAATATAAAGTGGGAAACGATGGAATAGCTATGTTCGGCTCACCATCGCAACGTCTACGCGCTACCCTTTATCTCTCATGGGAACGAAATACAAATCGAAAAGAAAACTTTGACGACTACTATCAATGGCGCATGGAGCGAATTATTAACAACGTAAAAAAGGAGTTAGAACCTCCTGTAAGCGCGTATGACGAAGATCATCAACAAAAAAATCAAGGGGGCGAATCGTCATTGGAAAAACTTTCTTGATCGGAACTATCTCGGAAGCCACAACCTCGAAGCCGGAGAGGAAATGCTTTTAACGATTGAGAAGTTTGTAGGCGAGGAGGCAGTGAAAACGCAAGATGGCGATAAAATAAAGACTGTCCTATATTTCAAGGAAGACGTACCTAAAATGATCATGAACGTCACGAATGGTACAATGATCGCCTCTCTCTATGGTTCTCATCCTGAAAATTGGATAGGTAGGCAAATACAAGTATACGCGGCGAGTGTTAAGGCTTTCGGCAAGCAACAAGACGCATTGCGTATTCGTGACTTCGTGCCTAAAATTGAGGTAGATGTTCCTACATTTTCCGTGAAACTAGACGAGGCGAAGTCACTAGATGATCTCAAAACAATCTGGACATCCTTTCCAGTTTCCGCGCAAAAGTGCAAGGAACTCATCGCTAAAAAAGACGAACTTAAAGCAAAATTTGTATGAAGATCGTAAATATCGAACAAGGAACGCCGGAATGGCACGCACTACGACGTTGCAAGGTCACGGGGACGAAATTAGAGGACGTTATGGGTTCACCTCTTGCCCGTACACAGCTAATCGCTGAACTTATCGCGGAAGAAGCTACGGAACAGTCGAAAATTATAAAGGCGACAGAGGAAATGGAGCGCGGAATAAATGAGGAAGAGTTTGCAATAAAACTCTATGAGGAACAGACAGGCCGCGAGGTGACGAGAGGGAATATCTGGCTATCTAGTGAATATAGCTACCTCGCTTGTTCGCCGGATGGGTTCTTGCCTGAAAATAACGAGGCATTGGAAGTAAAAAATCCCGATAGCAAGACGGCTATTTTTAACCGCTTAGCTAATATGATCCCTATGGATGAATTGGGTTTAGCCTCGGGAAAGCGTCCATTCCTCGGTATTCCAATCGGCTATAAGTGGCAGTGCGTAAACTACTTCCTCGTGAACCGTGAACTCCAGAAGCTACACTTCCTAATCCATGACGCGCGGTTCATTGATCCGAAAGCGAAACTATATATTGTGACGCTGGATATAGCTATGCCTGAATTGCAAGAAGCAGTCACAGAAGCGGAAGTAAAGCTCGTAAAGTTCCGCGAAGACTGGTTGCGCTGGAAGGAAATTATTTTGCCTACTGAGTTTTAATTTATATCTATATATGAACTCCCTCAACAAAGCACAAATCATCGGTAACCTCACACGCGATCCAGAAATCCGGAATACGACATTAGGCAAGCAAGTCGCTAATTTCGGAGTAGCTACGAGCCAATCATGGAATGACGCGAGCGGACAAAAGCAGGAGAAAACAGAGTTTCATAATATCGTCGCATGGGGCAAGCTTGCTGAAATTATCGGTAAATATCTCACGAAGGGCAAGAAAGTATTTATTGAAGGACGATTAGAAACGCGTGAATGGGAAACACCAGAAGGTCAGAAAAGACAACGGACGGAAATTATTGCTTCCGATATGATTATGCTTGGTCAGAAAAGCGATGCGGTAGATAATACCGTAAAAGCGTTGGAAGATGGAGGGATGATTCCGGCACAGGACACGACACCGGCTCCTACGGGAGATACGGGAATCCCATTTT